CAGCTGCTGTATCTCCTGCTGTATCTGCTATCGCAGCACAGTTCAAAGAGTCAGCACCAGTAGCAGCCGCACCAGCAGGTGCCGGTAATTCTTGCAAGCACGGCGCTATGACCTATAAGACAGGCGTATCAGCGAAGGGTCCTTGGCAGGGTTGGATGTGTCCAACACCTAAGGGCGCACTTGATAAGTGCGACACTATCTGGATTAGATAACAAATGCGGGAGCCAAAAGATTATGAAGCTCCCAGTTGTGCCGAAGTCGGTGGTGATTTTTGGTTTGCAGAAAAAGATGTTGACGATAACGAGTTAAAGGTAATCAACGATTACAACTTTGCTAAGTCAATATGTAATAGATGTATCCATAAAATCGAGTGCGCCGAATGGGGTTTAAGGAAAGAAGCCTGGGGTATGTGGGGCGGTCTTTCACCGAAGGATCGTAAAGCAATCCGCAGACAACAGAATATATTCCTTGAAGGAGATAGACGTGCTTGATCTTTCCCGTGCTTGGGGTGGTGTGCTCACCAGAGCTACTCCCCTACCGGATGTATGGGTAGGCTTAGCAGCCAAAGAGATCAAGTTCAGGCGTGGGCAAGTATGTATGGTTGCAGCAGCACCTAATGCTGGTAAGTCAATGTTCGCATTGGTTTATGCAATCAAGGCAAAGGTGCCTACGCTTTTCTTCTCAGCTGATACTGACACAACAACCGTAATGATGAGGGCAGCAGCCCACGTTAGCGGTCACTCACAGATCTCTGTTGAAAGTAACTTAGCAAAGGATAGTCACTACTACGACTCTCGCTTTGAGAAGTTAAGCCACATCAAGTGGGTCTTTGATTCATCACCATCTATTGATGATCTTGAATTAGAGATACGAGCATACGTTGAACTATACGGACAGGCTCCAGAGCTGATCGTAATAGATAACCTAATGAACGTAACAGCAGAGACTGATAATGAATGGGCAGGACTACGTGCGATTATGATGGAGTTGCACGATATGGCACGCAAGACAGAAGCGTGCGTACTGGTACTGCACCACGTATCGGAACAGAGCGAGTATGGAAGTCCGACTAATCCACCACACCGTCGGGCTATTCACGGCAAGGTGAGCCAACTACCGGCGTTGATCCTGACTCTGGGTTACGACCCAGGACAGGCAACACTGAAGGTGGCTGCTGTGAAGAATCGCTTTGGACCACACACAGCTGATGCGTCTAATTACGCACAGCTTCTAGTAAACTATGCAGCGTGCCAGATTAGTGATGAAGACCAATTTGGTAGGATGTTAAGACGAGATGCAATGGTTGGTTACCAAGGGAGTTACATTGTCCAAGACTGAGATGGCTTATGTTAAGAATCGTATTGCTAAATTAGAGAAAGACTTTATGGCTTTTGCTTCCTTGTTAATTCAAGCAGGCATAGTCCGTGTAGATGAGCAAGATGGAGAACAAGTATTTGCGGTCAATAAGGTCAAGCTAGATGGCTAACCCTAATGGGCGCAAAGGTGCCAAGTTCGAGACAGATGTTATGAAGTGGTTACGCGATAAAGGCGTAAGTGCCGAACGTCTGACAAAGGCTGGTGCCAAAGACGAGGGTGATTTGGTCGCTGTGATAGCGGGAGAAACTTTCATCCTTGAACTCAAGAACCGAGCAACGCTAGCACTGCCTGAGTTCTGGAGAGAAGCTGAGGTTGAGGCGCTTAACTATGCTAAGGCTCGCGGTAAAGGGGAAGTACCGCTGCACTATGTAATAGTTAAGCGTCGCAACTCAGGCATAGAGAACGCTTGGGTAATCCAAGATCTTAAACAATGGATAAAGGAGAAGGAATAATGCCAGTACCACAAGGAGTAATCAGCACATCAGAAGGCCCAGTAGATCCAGAAGTCGTACAAGAAGTCGTACAAGTATTAGATGAAGCAATCGCTGAGGCTGATAAGGAAGAAGCAGTAGAAGAATACTTACCAGAGGTTACCGATGAAGATTAAGTATAGAACTTCTAAGTTTTTAAGACTTAGAGATTACTTTAATGTAGGTTGGTTAATAGATAATGAAGCTGACTTTTCTTTTAATATAACCTTATTTGGTCGTGAGTATTCTTGGGATTTTTACAAGAAAGACTCTGGTTGGATTAATTATTATTATGAGGATGATGACTTCGATCTGGATCAAGCGTGATCTGTTCTAACTGCATCCAAGCCGGTGCAGAGAATAAGTTAGGTCACCTGAAGCGTGCCGCACACAAGCACGAGAAGTGCGATATGAAGGGGTGCGTATGTCAACACAAGACTGGTCCAGGGTACGTAAGAACAAAGGATTCAAAGGTTCCGTTGATGCAAATACAATCCCCATAGGGGCTATTGTTGCCAGCTTTGGTGGTGAAGTAAGAGAAGGTAAGTCGGTATCGGTTAGGTGCTGCTTACATAATGACAGTCGCAGGTCAGCTGTGATGAATACCTATGACAATTTATATTTCTGTCACACCTGCGGTAAGGGTGGCAACGCAGTGAACTTAGTCTGCATACTAGAGAACTTGGAGTTCAACGATGGCCTTAAACGTGCAATCGAAATTGCTGCTGGAAGCGGCGCAGCGATACGCTCAGGCAATAAGTCCAGAGGCGCTGGCCGTACTCGACGCACGTGGGATCTCTGAAGTTGTTGCGGCTAAGTATCAACTCGGTACGATCACCGATCCGATCAATGGTCACGAGATGTATGAGGGTTGGATTTCCATTCCTTATATTACTGCTAGTGGTTCTTGCGTTGGGTTTAAGTTCCGCAGAGTAGATGAAGGTAAGCCTAAGTACGGTAGCCCTACCGGACAGAAGGCTCACCTCTATAACGTATCGGATATAACTATTATGAAACCATACATAGTTGTATGCGAAGGTGAACTCGATACCGTCATAGTCTCAGGCGTACTAGATATACCAGCAGTTGGTGTACCAGGAGTAGCAGCTTGGAAGCCACACTTTCCAAAGCTATTCGGTGGGTATGAAACTGTATATGTTGTTGGTGACAATGATGTTAAAGAGGATGGGTCTAATCCAGGTGCGGAATTTTCTAAGCGCGTGGCTAACGAGGTGATGAACTCTACTATTGTTACACTTCCACCTAATATGGACATTAACGATTACTACCTAGCACACGGCGCTAGCGCCACTCGCAAACTACTGATAGGAGAGTCCGGTGAATGACGGATCAAGATTGGGAAAGATTGCTACAGACTATGCTTACTATGGGCTTGCAGATCCTACACTCGGACAGAGCGAGCGAGACTATAACGATAAGGCCAATACCGACGCGTTCATAGCAGCGATGTGGGATGTGCTAGATGGTGCTGGCAATCTGTTACTAAAGAAGCATAGGGATTACGGCCCAAGCAATATAGCTGGCGCACCAGGTGGGCCACTAAATGGTTTGCGTGTACGTATGTGGGATAAGACAGCACGTATCAATCACCTGATAGATAGCGGTGCAACACCTGAGAACGAATCGCTACGCGATAGCTTCATTGATCTATTAAACTACAGCGCTATTGCTTTGCTAGTACTGGACGGTAAGTGGCCTGAGTGACCGGTGTTGATCCAGTTATCTATGACATAGCACCTGGCGTTGCTCGTGCTATTCACAGTAGGTACAAGGCTTACGTCGAACGTGAAGATGTAGTACAGGAGTGTCTATCGTGGGCGCTAACGCGCCACAGTTGGATAGCTGAGCAGTTACTAGAAGCAACAGATCCTGATAAGCGTAAGCACGCTGAGTCACGCATAGCGTGGCAGATGAGACGTGCTGCTGAACGCTACTCACGGCGAGAGAAGGCTACTAAGTCTGGCTACCAGATAACTGATGAGGCTTACTACCAAGGCTACACGCTAGGTCAGTTGTTGCCATATGTTATTGCCTCAGTTGTTGATGGCACAGTACTAGAACAGATCCAAGATATGATTCAAGATGGACAACCACGCGGGTCATCTAGTCCATCTGAAGGTGGCAACTTACTTGCTAACCTAATAGATATTAAGATTGGCTACAATAAACTTGAAGCCGAAGACAAGATCTTGTTGCGCATTAGATACTTAGATAGCTTTACCTTACAGCAGATAGCTAACCACTACCAGTGCTCAGTATCTACTGCTGATCGCAGGATTGATGGCGCTATGCGCCGGCTACAAGATCTACTAGGAGGGGTGAGTCCCTTCCAGTGAAGATAGTTCCCATCACTTTAAGAGCTGCTAACGCTTATGTAACTGAACGCCATCGCCATCACAAGTCTAGTCGTGGACATAAATTTAGTATTGGTTTAATGGTTGATGAAGAAATTGTAGGGATAGCAATATGTGGTAGACCTGTATCACGAGGATCTGATGATGGTTATACGCTTGAAGTAGCTAGATTATGTACTGATGGCACAGAAAACGCTTGCTCTAAATTGTACGGAGCTTGCGCTCGTGTTGCTAAAGAGATGGGTTACTTAAAGAT